CACCGTTGGCATCCCCGCACTTGAGTACAATCTCGCAATGTACAAGCGCAATGGCATGCCCCAACGCAGCCAAGACCTGTACAAGCGAGGCATGTCGTGCAAGGGCGCGACCAGCCACAGTGTGCGCTTTAGCGTCGTCGGCACACGCAAGAGCGGTGAAGCTGACACGTCTGTTGGCAACTCGGCGCTCAACAAGTGCGTCGGTTCCGTCTATGCAGCTCTCTGCACGTCTTGGACGAGCATGGCACTGCTGGGTGACGATAACAATACGATCAGCGTGTCGCCTTTCCCGCCTCAGGTTGCCGCCGTTGGCCTCGTCGATGTTTGCATTGATGCCGGCTTCACTCCGGAGGCCCATGTGGTCACGTCCAAGTTCGACATGACATTCTGTTCGTCACGATTCTGGCCTTCCACGGCTGGCACCATCCTTGGCCCCAAGATTGGCCGTGTGATAGCAAAGACATTCTTTGCGACTCGCATGGTCGATGAGGCTGAGGCGATGGGCCAAGTTCGCGGCATTTGCCTTGGCATGGTCAACGACGTCAGCCATGTGCCTGTCCTTCGTGCTCTCATTCCTAGAATGATCGAGCTGACGAGCGGGCACAAGGCCATCGCGCCTCGCCAGTACGAACAGCGCTTCCACGCAACCATCAACGGCGCCTGCAACGACGAAACGTGGGAAATGATCCTGCACCTCTACGACCTCACGAGAGACGACATTCTCGAGTTGGAGGAGTTCATGCGTGGGGTCCCATCCCTCCCTTGCTGCTTAAATCATTGGGCACTCGACCGCATCATTGAGGTTGATTGCCCGATGAAAGGCAGTGAGAAGCCCGCCAAGAGCGAGCTCGTTGTCGACAGGCAGGCCAGGCTCGTGACTGCTGATGACTACCAACGCCTTGAACACATCGATCCCATCGGCAGTGCTGCTCGCAGTCTGTTGCCTATGGCTTCGATCTGGGCAGCGCTTCGCAGCCTGCTGCGGTCCGCTTCCGTCGCCAACTTGGCTGAGTAATTCGCTGAGTACGTAAACAAGTTTGAGGACCGCGCTGCCAGGCGCGACATCGAAGCCCTTGAGGTGGTCAAGAAAGCTGTCAAAACGCTGGAGCCTGTGCTCGCGTTTTCGCGCAGCAATGGTGTCGCCCGCCATTTCCGGACGTTCAGCTGGCACGACGTCGTCGCCGCACCACTCTACGAGGAGTGGGGTAAGCGACACGTGCCGCACGTTTGGTGGCTACTGCCGTTGCTCGAGCTGTTGGGCGACTTGCCCAATTTCGCATCGCGGTTGATCATGATCGGCTTCCACACGTGGTGTGCCAAGCAAGGCTATTGGCACGCCGTCATCGCCCATGCTGCTAACAACTACGCCGCCGGCGTGCTTCAGTCAGCTGTTGCTGAACTGATGGCACGCCCAACGCAACCAGCCGCGCTGGTCGTGTACGGCGTGGTTGGCTTCGCTTGGGCCCTGCGTGTCATCATCACGGGCAAGCTGATCTACCTGGAGGAAACCAAGACGTACCTCCGCAACTTCGCCAACCGTTGGGTTGCGTGAGACCGCCCCCGTTGTAAATCGACGCCCGCGTCGGCGGTATAGCGGGCATCCGTTCGATCATTGTTGTTAATACCGCCACTATGTCCAATGTCCAAGTCAAGCTCGAAAAGCTCAACCAAACAGTCCAAAACGCAACCAACCGCGCAATCAACCTCCGCGCAAGAGCAGCCAAGCTACGCCGAACTGCAAGCACTCCTGGCCCAGCTAAGAAAAGAGATAGCCAGCCTCAGAAGAGAGGCGTCGGCACTCGCAGCCGAAGGCCAGGAGAGCGAAGCCAAGGCAATGAAGGTGGAAGCCAAGTCGCTGGAAACCACAGTCGGAAGCGTGCTGCTAGATATAGCGGAGCACGTACCGGTCCTGGGGAATCTGGTGAAATGGTTCCGTTGACTAAACGCGTCACCAAAGTGCTCTGGCCTAAACCGGCGAAAGCTGTCGAACGCCTGGGTCCGAATGTCGATATCGAGGATCTTCATAAACTCTTCGATTTCGTTGAAGGCAATGAGGACGATGTCGATCGTCTCCTCGATGGCCTCAAGCGCCTCGACGTCCGTGACCGCCCGGCTCCTCCCAAGGACCTGGCCACGCGCTCGCCGCTCCTCTCACAATTCGAGGGTGGAGCAGCTCCTCTCGCCCCGTCGAGTAAAGATGCGCGCGAAATCAAGCACAACGACTTCACGATGCAGCTCGTCGACACGAAGTATGGTCCTGGCGTGGAAATCACTGGCCAGGAGCTCCTCACGGTGCTCACTTCAGGCGCCGTTGCGCCAACTCGCGGCTCTGTGCTCTACGGCATCCCTATCGCGCCGGCTGTCATCCCTGATGCCCGCCTTGTCCAGCTCTCCAACCTTTACACGCGCTTCCTCTTCACTGAGTTCCGCGTGTCATATCGACCCACTGCTGCCGCCACTGTAAATGGATCGATTTTGATGTTCGGTGATTACGATCCCAGTCAGAATCCTTCGATCTATACAGGTGACGGCAACCTCCGCTACGCCTACGTTCATAACGTGAGCGAAGCGTCGGTGTGGGAAGGACAGAGCGTCAAGGTCGATGACCGCTACTACCAAGACCTGCTCTACATCGACGCAAACGATGAGTTGCGGTGGTGTGTCCAAGGCAACTTCTGGGCTCTTGCTGCCGGCAAT